TAAGACTTTTAACCTCGGGGGCATAGTGCTCTTTAGCCTCCTTAGAGTACTTAAGATTACCAGTCTCAAGATAAGACTTTCTAGAACGATTAGCTATAGATTTTAAAGAGTTAGCATAGTCGGCATAGGCATTCTCCTGATCTGTACCGGACGATAGTTCTCTTGCATCCCTAACCTCAGCCATCTGTGTGGAAGATTTAGTAGCAAAGATAGTTTTTGTCTTAGTCTCACCAGATGGAGTAGTGTATTCTTTAGTATAGGATCTACCAGTATACTTAGAAGGTCTACCAACTGATTCTCCAGTCCAATCATACTCACCTGTTTTAGGATTAATGTATGGTTGTCCTTTGGTTTCAGGAACTTCTACGGGTGATTTGGCTCTTGATAATAGAGTCGATGCACCTGTAGACTGTTTACCATCTACTAAATGAGTCTGATACTTCTTCTTCAATCCAGAAATATCGTTTTCGCGTTCTGATGCCTTGTAATCAAGATGATGTTTCTCAGCATCAATTACAACCATTGAATGCCGAACTGCTCTAGCAAGCTCATCATTTGTGGCTCCTTTAAGAGTCATATCTGTAATTAAGTTTGAAACTCTACCCATCTCGTTCTGAGTGTTTTTCATCACTTTAATGGGGCGTCCATCCTTATTCAAATATGAAATTGAGCCATCCTTGTTAATCTTCTCTGTAGTGCCATATTTGTCTTTCGGTTCAAAACCTTTAAGACCTGGTAATGGATCAGAAGATATAATTTTCGTTGCTCTTGACTTTCCTGTTGGAATGACCATAACGGTATCGCCATCAAAGTCAGCTCCTGATAGTCTTTGTGCAACTTTGGGATTGATTGCTATTGCATCAGGTGCATTACCAAGAAGATTCTTAGACGGAACATGTTTGTTATTAACTTTACAGATCGGAATCTCAAAAGTTCCTCCATGCGGATATCGAATCAAAGCTACAGACTCGCCGTTTGAATGAGTTGGATCGTAGATCTCATTTTCTTTTAAAGATGGATCTGAAAATATAACTTTCCACTTCTGTCCTGGTAATGAAGCGGCCTGAAGTTTAACGGCATCGGCATCACACTGATCAGCAAACTCCTTAAGAAAGTGTTTCTTGATTGTCGGATTTGTCAAAGACATTATCGATTGATACTCATCTTCTTTATCCGCAACAGCAAGACTAAGCTGCTGATGAATCAAAGCCATTGATTGTTTGCCTAAGAACTGTGAAGGTAAACCTTTTGACCACTGGTTCCAATCTCCTTCTTCTCGAACTTTGTTGATTACGCCTTGATGCATTTTACCATCTGGTCCTAAATATGAAGTTTGGCCATTCTCTTTTATAAGTGCTCCAAACCTGTTATCAGGATCGTCACTCATCTGTTTGAATGCTTTCATCTTATCCGGACCAGTTTTGTTGGAATTGACAATCACATCCTGACCAGGCGGAAACCATTTTGGATCACCATAAATTGCCATTCCTTTGATATAATGTGTATCATCTACAGCAATTCGTACTTGAGCATAGTTACTTCCACCAAGATCCAAATCAGCGACTCCGGGTTTAATGAAAACCATTCCGTCTCGGTCAACTCCTTTGAATCCTTCAGGTCCAATATCATCAGCAAATATAACTTTCACACGATCCGAATTAAGTGAAACCGGTTCTTTCGGATTATCACGTAAAAGAGCACCATTAACGTTCTTAGTGTAATCAATAACCGAATGGATTTCTCCTTTGTCTCTGAGTTCATAAACTTCAGGATAAGTCGTTCCGGGAGGAGCTATTACTTTGAAGTTCGTCTGTTTTCCAGGATTTGTTAACTGAGGAAGACCAAAGCCATACAATTCGTATCCCTGATCCTGAAGTATTTCTAATGCCTGTGTGAGCTTCTCTTTTGAAATATGAAGTTCGGTGTCAACTCCATCTCCAACATCGATAACACCTTTTTCATCCACAAGCTTCTTCAGAGTGTTAGCTGTAGTAATAGCTTTGTTCATCCTCTCAGCGGAATCCTTATTGAGAAGACTTCTTACAGATGATTCATTAGGAAGACCAAGTGTATCAGCGATCTCCTGAAGAGTCTTTCCATCTTCTCTCATTGAAACAGCCTGATCATACTGTGTCGATCTTCTCTCATTCTTAGCTACAGCGAGTCTAGCTCTAAGCTGAGTTGTACTCATGCCTAAAGATTTTGCAACGGCTGTATCACCAGAATATGTTTTTCCGGTTTCTGGATCGGTGTAGGTGATTCCTGATTTTCTGAGTTCTTCAACTCTGGAAATAAAATCACCACTTCCATGTTGGTAGGGATTATCACCAGATCCCCATGGATATCGACCTGATCTTCGAGGCATTCCATAGTGTTCGAGGTATAACCCCGATTCGTCATCATCCATATAGATTTCACCAAACTCGTCAAGCATCTCATGCCTCCTCTCCCAATTTAGCTCTCCTCAAGATCTTCGTGTTTGTAATGATTTGATCCATGATTGGGAGAATATCTTTTTCGTCTGGCTCGAATCCTATGATCTCATTGTTCTGGTAAATCCGCAGCTTAATGTCCCAGTCTCCTGGTTTCTGTGAATAATCCAAACACCATAATGCGGAATAGATCATCAACTGTTCCATATGAGCTGGAGTAAGCCCAGTCTTAAGATCGTGGATTCTTAAAATATGTTTTTCGTCATCTGCAGCTATGGCATCAGCCCAGCCATAAGCGAACTCTGAGTAATACAGAAGTTTCTCGGTTTCCATACGAAATCCGATTCCATCGTTTACATACATGTAATATGTGTTCTTTGTTCTCGGCCGTTTGAAACCATACTTCTTTCCGAACTCGATGTCTTTAGCTGCGAAGTCGTGTTTTTCAGTTCCTTCAATTTTTGCAGCTGCATTAAAATATGCAGTCACAAGTTTTTCTCTGTCATAACGAAGCCATGAGGAATTGCTTCCTCCCATGAAAGCATGGTCACCTTTTCTGACATCCTTCGAATGATCTTTCCAAATCACTGAGAACCTCCTTTTCATTTTCGGGAAATATAAAATTGGCATAGAAACCGTCATCTTTTAATTTCTCGACCCAGTAATCTTGGTTAGGTTGATGAGTTGCGTGTGCGCTTGCCTTACACTCCAGAAAAGCTGTTTTACCATTGTGATGAATTGCCAAGTCAGGAAAGCCTTGTCTATAATTGGCGTCATTCTTCATAATGGTGCAACCTGGAAATCGCGCTTCCAGCTTCTTCTTCAGCTTTGACTGAAACTGGTTCTCTCTCAAAACGATCCCCTTTCGCAAATATAAAATTAAGAGAAAGTTGAACGCCAAAAATGCTTGACAAATTCTACTTCCTCTCATAAAAGAGAATGTTTTGTATACTCAAACCTTACAGTCTAATAAAAAGAAGGAAACACCAGTCTTCAATTAAATCCGGTAAACATTGAAGACAAGGTATTCCCTTCTATAAGAGAATATGTTTTATGCACTCAAACCTTACAGTTTGAATATGTTAACGTATTCGAAGTGCAATCCTTTATAAGACTTAAGATGACCAGTGAGCATTGCAGAGATACCAGTTGGATTACCAGAAATGTCTTTTGCTGCTTCTTTGATACTACTGTAAACCTTACCAGTCTCAACACATCGAACAGCGCTTTGATGATTAGGTCTAGCTCTGTGTTTTTTCATGTCACCAAGTTCCTACAAACTTATGAACATTGAATTCCTTCTTTGTTCTAAGTGCTTTGCTAATTGCTAAGTCTATCGGAGCATGACTTTTGAGATGGTAGTAATACAAATCGTGAAAAGGAGTGTTTCGTCTATCTATTCTCCCCATAGCCTGTTCTAATGTTTTATAAGAGTAAGTCTGTGAGTAGAATAAAATAGTATCTGTTTTGATTGCATTCCATCCTTCAGCTCCTGCTGTATACTGAACCAAATAAACCCATTTGCCAGTATCTGGAATATCGGTATGTGCATGACCAGACCATTCACCAATTGCAACACCTTCCCCATAATATAAATTTAGCAGCTCGTCTCTTTCAGAATTGAAGTTGTAAAAGATTATGAGCTTCGGATGTTTCTCAAATATTTCCAAAACCTTAACCAAACGATCCTGATCTAGATTCACTATCTTACGAAGAACATAACACATGTCAGATGCGGACTGCATTGGTTCGTTCTTATAAATATCCCACCTTCTCTTCTGAGCATCTTTGTATTTACTTCTGTCATACTCAGCATAAACCGTTTCTTCGTGTCTCTCGTTATGCTGTTCAACTGGAATATCAACTAACAGTCGATCTCTCAATCTTTCCAGCTTACGAGTGTTTACATAACCGGTTATCTCAGGATATGATCTGTTGTACGAATTGAAAGTAACATGTTCTCTGTTGAACTGTGTTTTATTCCGGAAGAATCTATTAGCAACAAATACCGGAATATAATCTTTCCAATTGTCTCCTGGAGTTGCGGTTAGTAAAATCCAATAGTTACTCTTTGAAATCTTGACAAATATATCAGACCACTTACCACCACCGCTTACTTTCTGTTCATCAAATATAAAAAAAGCATTAGTAACACGTTTGTACTTCTCTATACGATTCCATGAATCAATTACAATCCTATTAGAATATAAATTTCCTTTAGGATCTGGAGACATACAAAAGTGTGACAATTCTTTTTCCCAATCTCCGGAGTCCCTTTTCTTCGCAGTGGTAATGATGTATAAATCTCGTGGAGAGGTCATCTTACGATAAGGTTCAATGACTCCTCCACAAAATATAAAATAGTAAGCAATAGCAGTTATAGACTTTCCGGTACCAACTTTACCGTTCAAGATACAACCGTTATGCATCTTTTTAACAGCATACTTCTGACCCGGGTCTAATTTAATAGCCATTATTTTTTCCTCAAATTAATCAAGAACTTCCACTGATCATTGATCTCCGAAGCTACCTTCTCCATGGTATATGCAAGATCACGAATTTCCCATTGTGCAGCCATGTCTTCTCTCAAATCAAGAAACTGGAAGAATGATCTAAGATTAGTCTTAACTGAAATATCAGTTTTACAAGCTTCAGGAAGCATAAATCTTGCATCTTCCGGTTTAACACCATGAGCTAAAGCGTTTACATACGTTACAGCACAGGTTCTCATAAGCTGCTTAAACTGATCGTTGCCATTGAATCTTTTTGGTGTAACATACCAGTCATCGTTGTTGACATCAATCTTGTTATAACGCTGACTCTGCTGAACAAAACTCATATGTCTGTGTCTTACCAGCTGATGGCTACATGATCTACTGATTCCTGAAATATAAAATTCCAGATCTGCAAACTCAAATACGCTCATGTGACCATGTTCATAACATTTGGTAATTCTATTTAGCAACTGCCTGTCATTACTGCTATTCGGTTTACCCTTTCCTGTACTTGTACCTGCAGCATTCCCAATCGCAGAAATTGGAAATAATGTAGAGCTAAGAATCTGAACTTCCATCAAATATCATTTTCCTTTCTATGAAGACTGTGTTCTGAATCAAATCCTTCCGGATACCTATCACGCAATTTCTGAATGTTAAGCTCCATTATGTCATCGAGTTTTCTGCCTGTAGCTGTACAATATTCAGCAACCATCCACAGAATATCGCCTAACTCTTTGTCTATATGTTCCGGAGAGAGTAGATGACCCTGATAAGCCTTCTGATAGATACCAAGCAATTCTCCTACCTCAGAACATATACCAAAAAGTGCGTGTTCCATAGTTCCTGTAACATCAAGGTCCTTATTAATAGTTCTTGCTGCTAACTTCTGATACTCATTACCTGTCATAAATATCAATCTCCTATAAAAAACTCCCCAGGACCGAAATCCCAGGGAGTCTAATATTAATCTCTAGGTGTCAACCAAACACATAGTATAAAAGCTATAGCAAAAACGACACCTCTATTGGTATCGCCTGTAATCGCAGAATATAAAAATGAGCCAAAAGCAACTATGCTTACTGCTAAACTTCTCAATCGAACGGTGCCTCCTCATCCATCTGACTGTTTTCCCATTCCTCAGCGAACCGGCTCAGCTGAATATAAAACCATCCTTCAGCCAGGAAAGCCTTAACTCTCCATTCATTGTTATCCTCGTCATGCCACCAATGCGGATGAAGTACAAGATCAACCTTACGAAGCTTTCTCTGATCAAGCTGGTGGACCTGATCCTCTTCCAAGTTTTTCTTTACACCATTAGTAATGATGTAAATATCAGGATGAACCGGTCTATAACGCAGCTCAACCGGAAGATAGCAGAACATCTCACCATTCTCCTGATCAAGTCTCATAGTAATGTTCCAACCGTCATCTCTCAGACTCTGGGCAATATCCGGATTGATCTCAACACAAAATGTTCTGGTGCCCTTTGAATTTACAACCCTGCCGTTCTGACGCTTCTCATCACCTTTGAAATTCTTAGCAAAAATATGGGCATCTCTGATTTCCAAATCATCCAAGCGAATTCTTTCTTTTGGCATAATGTAATCTCCTTTACTTAACTTACATTCTCTTCTGGGAACGGGACTTCCATATCTACTCCTTCCGGAATATTTATGAAATCATACTTGACAGCTCTTTCAGGTTCATCCTTGTCAGATATAAACCAATCATAGCTACCTCTTTCATTGATTGCAGCTTTGGCATCATTAGCTAACCCCTCAAAATATCTATAATCAATGAGATCCTGCTTACCAAGCTGTTCAACAACTTCACTTTCCATCCATTTGAATCCTGAGGATCCAGTAGCAGCATTATACTTACCCTTATCGAACCGATAAAGTATTCCGCCACCGGCACCAGGTTTCATCGGACAGAATCTTCCAACTCTTCCAACAAAGACATAATTGTGGCCCTTGGAAATATAATCTTCAAGAGTCTGCTTCAGATACTCCATGTCATTAGAAGTATTCCGAATAGTCTCATCATACTTCTTCACGAAGCGAGCATACGCTCTCATCTGTTTCTCAGAATCTGTGATGGACATCAGCTTAAGAAGATCTTCAAGTTTCTTCTCTTCAGCCGAAACATCAATCAGTCCTTCGTTCATGTCCAAATATAAACTTCCCTTAGTAACTGACTGAGTTACACACAGATCATCGAAAGTAATGTCCTGTTTTGTAAATAAAGTCTTGTACACATACGGGATCTGGAACTGAGTTCCTGTTGCTTCCCATTCTTCTGTGGGATCATCTGGATCAAAAGTTCCTTTCTCCCTTCTGGCAATATAAACCGCATTATTAACCAGACACATTCTGTCAAACTCATTCTCGGTCTCGAATGAATATCCATATGCATCACCAAAGCTTCTAATAAAGTCAATGATCTCATCTGTTGTGTTCTCAACCTTGATAGAGTCTGTCTTAATATGAGCCACTGTGTGATCCGGGTATTTGACACTCAGAGCATACTTAAGATCTTCCATCATCAATGCTCCGGCCTTGGCAACAATGTTATCAATGTTCCGATCATCTCTGAACTTGTTGGGATAGTGTGCTGCAGTCTGACCATACACTGCGTTGATCGAAATCTTAAGTGCACCAGCAATAATATCAGCCTGTTCATCAGTAATACCTTCCAAGAACGGAGCTAAAGCACCGTCAAACAATTTCGCTGCCTCATCATACTTATGTCTCTTTATATAGACACGAGCCATGACAAGATCACGAAACCTCTTGGTATACTTTTTACCGAACAAAATTTCTCTTAAAGCACTAAACGGATGCATTGATGTAACATCCTGTACTTTGATGTGTCTATAAATATGTGGACCAATAAACGGTATAGACTTGACATCTGTTCCTCTGGCCATCGGCTTATAGCGCATCTCGAAGTCAGCATAAACTCTTCCGCCTTCGCCGATTTCTACACCACGATATGTTGACACACCATTCTCAAATGAATATCCAGGATGATACGGAAGTCCATACTTAACATGAGCTTTCGGATTCCCGGCAAGCCAGTCATCTACAGTCCACATAGTGTCATCTAACTTGTCACCAAGGAACCTATAGTTAAACTGCTCCTGTGGGTGCGGATCGTCTCCAAATATCAATCGAGCAGTAAGTGTGTTAGTAGAATCATTAACAGTAGACGGAACTCCACCTACAACAGTTGCCAGCTTCACCAACATCTTATGGGCTTCCCAGTCACCAGACAGATGGTAGAACAGAGTCTTGGTTGCAACAACATCGTTCTCACAATATTCGACAACCTTCTCGACCATATTCTTCGGAACAGGCTTATCCCAAGGAATACCCATTTCCTGATGGTGGATTCCCATTTCAATCTCCCATTTCTTAAGAGACTGTTTTTTCTTGGCAAAACCATAAATATCAGTAACGCTAACGTTCTTTGCTTCTGAGAAGCCTCTAAACTTACCGCCTATAATATCCTGACTAAGCTGATACAGATCCTGATTGTTATAATGCATGATCCAAGCCCACAAAATACTATTATCATAGTTCCAGTTATTGAAACCAACCAGATCCATAGACTGAACCAATCCTTCAACAATATCAGGCGCAGGATTGATAAGCTTAATTCTCTTATCTGAATTTGCAGGTATAAGCACCAGCACAAACAGATTTGAATATACTTCACAGTCAAAGAAGACTAAAGGCCGGTCACTTCCTTCGTCTGAAATATCAGCACTGGGAGCCGCCGACCTAAAATGCATCTCATCAAATAATTTTAAGCAGTAATCTGAATTGTTTGTTGAATTTGCGCAGAACCCATATACATCATCCGAAATATCAGTGAGATCATAATGCATACCGGAATCATAAGCTTCATCCAATATCTTCTTGATCCACTCAACTTCACGTTTGGTACACCCCATCTTAGGAGTTTTCTTCTGTAAAGCTATCGCTATAATATTTCGAAGATGTTTCTCATCTGCTAATGTCTTATCAGGAACCGTATCGCCACCTCCTTTCTCCTTCAAAGGTAACCCAGATGACAAATGACGGATCGGTAAGTTATTACACAAACTCAACTTTCTTCTTAAAGTCTGATTTCCTGTATACACTTTGATCTCAATCTTGTCATCATAGTGATCTTCTAACTGCAGAGGATCTCCATCCCAAATATAATGAAGATGAAGCCCTTGACCACTACGGGATACCTCGCAATACGTTTCCGGGAAATTAGATGCTAACTCTAAATTCCTTTCTAAGTTCTTTTCTCCTTTCTCATCACAAATATCAAAATCGATAACTATATGATTCACAGGAACTTTTACATAATGCAACTCCCGTGTATCAATATCGGCTACTGTAGTCTTACAATTGATCCACTTCCATTCCGGACGAATGACTCGACCATCGTCTTCAATCACGGCAGGCTGAGCTAAATATCCAGCGCATTCTCTATCAAACACAGAATCCTGTTCCTCAAGAACTATCCAAGAATTTGATACTTCTGTGGGCCCTATAGAAATATCAATTTCGGAAAAGTCCTCGTCCGGGAACATGTT